ACAACTGTGGGTAGATCATACGCTTCGTGTCCAATAAGCTCTACATGCAAATCACCCCCTTGAGAAAAAGGTCGAGCCATTGGAGGATCTGAACTCAACCTTTAGTTTTACCCGGATGCCGTCACATTGTCCACCAAGAGTCTCTTTCTAAGAGCCAGTCAATGTAGTCGCTCTGCGTAGTCATCCCATCCGCCTTTTCCTCCACACCATCGGGAGTATCGCTCGTTTCCATGCTTGGAGGCTCTTTCAAGGTATGCGTCTGCTGCAAGGTCTGTAATCAGAACTTTTGCGCCTGTGGTCTCTTGCATCAGCGATGCGTTACGGTCAACGGGATTTAGTGCCATGGTAATCTGTTGTAAACAACAGCAACTTTTTGAAACGGTGGTTACCAATCACCGGTTAAAACTCAGTATCCCAACCAATGTTACGGCGTCCGGACCTCACACCACGCGCAAAAGAAGAGCGGGGGTCAGCGTCCATGGAAACTGCATCATAGTCAGGGTCATTAACATTATGATCGGCAGGGAACATTCGTAAACGTCCGCTGTTCAAGTTGGGGAACACATTGCTGTTGCCGAACCCTGGGCGAGTGAGGTCGCCAAAGAATCGCTTATTCTGGATAATCGAGTCTTGTAGCCCCTTGTCCACGGTATCCAGCTTCATGCTGTAGTAGGTTAACGCCCACGTGAATGCGTCGGTCCGGTCATCGTGTTTGACGAACGGGAATGTGGTCAGCTCTTTGATAAAAGGGTCTATCCAGTCCCCTTCAACGAACTTAACGCGCGCAAATTCCATCAACGGTGCAACCGCTTGCAGACGAACAGTCTTTGATTTGAGGGGCTTCATCTCCTCAATCGGAATTTTTGCTTCTTTCTTCAACATTTGAATCAAAGACTGGCCCGACGCCGCTTTTTCGATGCAGAGAACTCTCGCATCGTAATAACTATACAGATGCTTAACTTTAGCTATCAGGTCAGGGAACCCGAGCCTACCAGTAATAATCTCCCGGATGTAAACTTTACCGGGATAACGGTGGGAGATAGAAGCAACACAAATGGCAGTTTCGTCGGCCATCTCTTTCTCGGAGAAAGCGCAGTCAACTGCAAGCCACGTAAGGTCAAACTCCGGACACTCCTGCTTTTCCATTCGGGTGATCCAGCTGTCCTTGATAATTTGACCTTCTGCAGCTACCGGGTTCCCCTGGTAAAGAGCGGCAAACGCAAACGAGCCCATCGTCTTTTTCTGCGCCATGAGCATGTCGACGGTAAACGCCGTGTTGCTGGGCCAATGCGACTCCCCAAGATCCCGCTCGAGGGGGTCCTGTGCACGTTGCTCCGCAGTCTCAATCAGGCCCGCAATGTTCACCCACCGCCAGCCATTCGGGTTTTCAACCTCGTCGTATTCGCCATCGGCTTCCAGCAATACGCCGTGCAAGTCATGCTGGTGGAATCGTGTAGCAATCACCATCTGGCACCAGTTGTTGGTGCGTCGAGTAGATGCCTGTTCGCCCCACCATGACTCCAGAGCTTCAAGTGCCGCAGTCGATGTGGAGTCCTTCAGAGGGTCATCCACAATCATGGCGCCGACACCGGGACTTGTAATGTTTGTTGTTCCCGCAGTAAAACCAGTGAGAACACCGCCGACAGAAGTAGGGAGGATGTAACCACCACCGAGCATGTCATACTTGGAGTCCGGGGAGAACCCTTTCCAATCCGGAAATATCTTTTTGAACTCTGGGTGTTTCAAGTACCCGATGGTATCCTTATGGAACTTACCGGAAAGTTGCTGACCGTAGGACGCAATAATATGCTGCGTCATTTGGTCCCGACCCAGAAGCCAAGCCACAAACATAGACGCAAGCATTGACTTGCCCGAGCGAGGGGGGCAGGAGACAATCAGGCGGCGATAGCGCTTATTGGCAAGATCCTCGAACGCAGACGCAATGACTTCATGAAAGGCAACCACGCGCAAGTCGCCTTTCTTCATGATGTCGGCAAATGCTAGAAAGCAATTACGAGCTGCCATGTATTTGAAGTCTTCGACGACCGAGGCCGGAGCCTCCATCACAATTAGTTCTTGAATACCGCGGATGTATTTTCGCCAGGTACTGTGCTCGTCGAGTAACCTGGCTTTAGTAATTATCGGTCGCATACTAGAAGTTGCTGATTCGTTTCAGAAGCTCCTCGACCTTTCCATCGTACTCCTTGGCAAGTTCTTGCTCGGAAGGAGTTTCTTTCGTCGTCAAAACAACAATGTCCTCCGTGATTTCTCGGTGGGCTTTCACAGAAGCCGTAAAGATCTGCACGAGGTCGCGGGTCGAGCATTCCGACATTTGGTCCTGGAGGAGACCGATAGCCTCGTTGGCTACTCGGAGTGCCTCATTAGCGAGAAACTCTTTTTGTTGGATGATTGCATCTTTTTCTCTGGATTCAGCCATTAGAAAAACCTCCGTTGACATTTTACGCAACCGGTCTTGGGGATCGGTTTAGACTTGAACTTCTGTAAGGACCGCAAAATCTGATTTGCTAGATCTATTTTACCTGCGCGGACAGCCGCATGATAGTTTTGCCAAAGTTCCTGGGAGCTCTTCATTAGCAAGGTTGCGACGGAGAATTCAAGTCAGTGGAGCAAGGAAGACATCCCAGTTTCCACAGCGAGTTGATAGCGGCAAGTTCAAACGTGCCTTCCAACATCCAACCTTTACCCTGCGGGGACTTGCCCACAAAGTAAAAACGGCCTTTGGGTGTTTGAATGAAGGTCTCAGGTTTAACCCCGATGAGAGCACCGCCGTCAAGGTAAAGCTGCGGGGCTTCCGGGTTCAAGGGGTCAACAAACAGGAACTGGTAGCCTCCGAGAACCACGGCAAACTCGCCGAAGTTGATGCTTTGTGTCCAGGTTGCCGCCAGGCTTGCCTTGGAAGAAATCGGGCCGCTCTTGGCGACCGTATCGGTCCACAGCTCCATTGCGTACCGGGCCAGTTTTTTGCCGGTGTTACAATAGAAAACTTCCCGCAAAGGTTGACGAGTGTTTGCGTCAAACACGGTTACTACGAGACGTCCATCCTCGGTGTAGTTGTTGTTTGACAGCATGTAGATGGGTTGCTCCAGGGGATCCTCCATGAACACGCAGTCGGGATCACAAATAAACACCCAGTTACCGCTTTGTGTCATTTCGTTAGACCAACGAACCCCGTAGCAAGCGTCAAAATCCTCGAGGGGTTCGCCACCGCAGTCGTATGCCGGAACGTAGATGTCACCTGTGGCCTCGTCTAGAATACCTGCAAGCGGCATCTTGGTTTCTACGCCAAGTCCCGGGAACAGCTGGCGGCAGTCACCACGCTGGACACAAGGGTCAAGGGCTATGTATGGTAAAGCCTCTTCAATGATAAGTTGGTAGACTTGGGTGTAAGTGTACTGGCTTTGATCCGTCAAACCGGTGAAATCTTCGCTGGCACACACAAACGGTTCGATAACTTGAACGTATGCTCCGCCGGGTACGCTTCCGTTCAGCGTAATGAAAGCACCCGTCAGCAACTGGGTGGCAAAGTCATGACCGGAAGAAGTAAGATAGTTCTGCGCCGAAAAGTTCAACTCAAAACGCATAGTGCGCTCGAACACCATCGGAACGCGGTTCTTTACCGTGTTGCTTGCGCCGGTATACCTGACGACGATATTATTCGTCTGACTTACAACGCCTTCTTTATCTATAACATCAGCAAGACGCAGAACATTTACACCGATTGGAATGAGGGGGCTCGCAATCAGAGCGTCGCAAATGTATTGCTCGATGCGCGTAATGGTACTCAACTCCAAGTTACTTCATGCCAGATAGCAACTTTTACCCGGATAGCAAAAAGCCCCGCCGAAGCGGGGCCAGAGTTGAGGGGATCAAGCGCCGACGGGCATAATCACCAGGTTGACCGAGGGGATTGCAGGATATGGAGCAGCAGCAGGTTCTCCCAACAGGATAGCATTAGCGTCCGCAGACCACCACCATGCCTCAATCTGGTCGCCAGCCGCAAGAGTGATAATCCAGGGAGTGGTGGCGAGCTGAGCCGCATTGTTACCTACGAGGGTCAGGTTGAATGCGGAGTTAGGTACATTGGTGCCGTTCTTCTTGAACCAGACGTTGATGTCGTCGGTTCCGGGGTCAGTTTTGGCAACTTGGTAAGTAGCGACGATGGTGTAAGTACCGGCAACAGCAGCGGTGATTTGTGTACCGCCAACAACCGAGAAGTTGTTGCTTGCGACAGTGGTGTCGAAGATTGCGGCCTGGCCTGTGGCACCACCAACGTTTGTCTGAGTGGTCGTGCGGAGGAAGGAGCCATAGTTGGCAGGAACACTTGCGGATGTGGACCAGGTGGGGGCAGCACCAGAGCCACCGGAGACGAGAATCTGACCCGCAGTACCGTAAGAACCACCGGTGCCCAGGCTGATAGCGCCAGAGGCGTTAGACTGGAAGCGAATGGTGCCAGCACCATCAGAGAGAACGACGTTGTTCGCCATCGCGGCGGTACCGGCGTAGCGACCCACCAGTGTGTTGCTGCCACCGGTTGTGATAGCGGATCCAGCAGAGTAACCCACTAGGGTGTTGATGGCGCCGGAAGTAACGTTTTGACCGGCAGA